ATCAACATCTGTTGGAGTTAAGTAAAAAGCAGTAGTATTAAAATCTTCATACAAGTCTTTGTTTTCCCTAGCCCAATCTGCACTAAACACTGTAGCTGGTCTTGCTACTACTGATCTGGATTTAGAAGTTAACATAGCTGTTGGATCAAGTCCAAACTCTTGTATAAATCTCTGTGTTGCTTCATAGTCATCACCTTGTGAAGCAGACTTGTAATCTCTGTATGTATCTGCAAGTGCCTCTATAAACAAAGCATTACCTGACTTGTCTGTTACTGACCATATAGGAGAAGCTGCACCAGCTGGACCTATAAGTTGTGATGCACCTCTAATCATAAATATCCTTTGTGCATAATCTGTAGCTAGTTGCAAACCTTCTTCTGCTCCTTGTGGAGTTGAGTCATCAATAGCTCCAGCATAAATTAATGCTTTGTATGTATCTATGACAGTGTTGTTAAACATTCTATTTAAATCTGCATTACCAGTTCCACCTTGCTTATATGCTTGATAAAATTTCTTTAACCAAGCTGGAAATGGTACAGCATTATTTATAAAACCACTTGGTGGTGTAAAGTCACCGAATATTAATTGATTGTAATTACCTTCAGTAGGAAATTGTTTTCTTAAATAACTAGCAGGTACTCTTATTATTGGTCCTACACCAGGCATAACATCTGCTACTAAGTTAAGAGATGACACATAAACTGGAAACTCTGCTTGTACTCCTGTATCTTGAAATTCTGGAAACATCCATTTTTGTACTAACCCAGTACCTGGATAACCAAATACTTCTTCTCCGTTAACAGGATTTGTATAAAAGAATCCTCTTTGTCCTGTAGGATCAGCTAATGGGTTTGGCTCACTCCCACTTTGTACGAGCTTGTTAAGATTAACTAAGTTTTTTCCACCAGCTTTGCTTGTAATGTCTGACCAAGTTTTAAATATTTCAAGGTATGCTTCTAAGAATGGAAATGCAAATCTAAGTGAATCACCTATGACAGTTCTTTCTGATATGTCATAAAGAAGTTTTTTAGTTTGTGTTAGAGCATCTGATGCAATCATCTTGTCGTATAGTTTGACATCAGTAATTGCTTCAGCAGGTCCAGAGAACTTAGCATTGTTTATCTTTTTAAGATACCCTGCAAGTTTTGGATCGTACTTTGTAAACTCCCTAAGAGCAGTATTGGCAATTCCTACCATTTCATCTCTTGCATCTTTACCTAAAAACTCTATTGTTTCTGATACTCGTTTCCAATATAATCTTCTGAATGCAGGTGATCTGGATAATTTGTTTGTAGGAACAGTCATTAATGTAGTAAACAAACTATTAACTGTTTTATTGTACAAGTTCTCATCTGTAAATTGTGGTGTATATTGACCTCTAGTTATTTCTGGTAAATCTTTATAATAAGTTCCTATAAAAGCATCTGCTATTTCTCCTTGTGATTCTGTAAATACTTTTGCTAACTCTGTGTAATCTTCATCTGCTAATTTTCCATCAAGATAATCACTAGCAAGTTGTTCAAAATTTTTATCTCCAAGTTTTTCTTTTAATTCTTTTTGTTTTTTCTTAGACTTCAATCTACTTTTAGCAATAGCAGCAGAACTTAATATGTCATATTTTTTACCATTTTTAGATGTAAATTTACCACCACTTGCAATTACTTCTAGTAAATCTGTTGTAGCAAAGCTATCTACCCAATCGTATGCAGTGTCGCCTTTTTTAACAACATTACCACCTAACTGTTGATGCACTGATGCTCTTAAATAATAAACATATTCTTGTGCAACAATATCATCTGTTAGTGCTTTGTTGAATGGGTGAGAAACATCTCCTACAACTTTCTCTAATCTAGTTCTGTAAATACCATCTTTTAATTCTTTAGCTAAATCATTTAATGCTTGTTTTTTTTGTAATGGTGTTAAAGCAGTTTGAAGTTCTATAGAAGCAATTTTTACACTAACCTCATCATTAATCATTTGATAAACAGTTTTAACAACTGATTCGTTATATTCTTTTTGTGCTTTACCTACAGAACCCCATCTTGCACCTACAGTAGGTTTTCTTCTTTGAGTACGAATATTATTTATACCTGTTAAAGAATCATCATAAGCTAAATCTGATGCCCAAGAACCACTTACTGCTTCGCTAGGTAATAATGGATCAACACCTTTTTTAAGTTTGCCACTATCTTCTGATCCTACGCTTCTACCAAATACTCTTGCTATCATTTGTATAGGTGCTAAAGCACCATTTGAAATACCTCTAGACACTAATCGTAGTTGTTCTTCACCAACTACCTTTACTGTCCAAGCAGGTTTTAGTAAGGCTAATGGTTTGAATATATCAGAGTTATACCAATCTAAAAATTGAATAAAAGATTCTGAATTTTCTCCACCTATTTTATCAACAAGTTTATTCATATTCCCACGCATAGTTTTGGTCATTTGATTAGATGCTTTTACTACTTTGTTTAGATCTGGTAAATAAATATTATTGTTTAATTGTGTAGAAGATAACGCTCTGCTTATTTCATTAGCTGTGTTTGGTTCTACTCCTTGATTTATAAGTGTTTGTGAATATTCAAAATCTTTACCATTACTGTATTGACCATATTTACCTTTGTTCATATCAGCAGCAATATTTGCATCTTCACTAAATTGTCTTGATACTTTAGTTGCTGCTTTAGCTACAGAATCTTTTACTCCATTATCTATTAATACTTTTCTAAAGTCTTGTTCTAACCAATTAGCAACTACATTTCCAAGTTTTGCATCAACATCACCACCTTGTCTATATACATCAATAGCATCATTTAACAGTTTGTTAGCAAGAGTTTGACCATCATCAGCTTGTTTAAGAAATGCTTTTGATTGTAAAGTAAATCTATATAAATTTCTTAAAGAATCTGATGAATTACTAGCATCAATTAACTTTCCATAAGATGGAGCAAAATATAATTGTAATCTTTTTTGTAATCCATTACCTCTAATAACTTGTGGTACATACATATTGGAGGCATCAATTAATCTTGCTGATCCTATACTCTCTGCTTTATCTACTCCTTCTCTTATTATTTTTTCAGATAAAAAATTGTCTAATAGTTTTTCGGCTTCTCTGCCAAATTCTTTTATTGATGTTCCTTCTTTTAAATCTTTTAATCCTGCAAAAAAATCACCATCACTAATTGATTGTTTAGTTTTCGTGTATATTTCAAAAGGATTATCTGCATTTTCCCAAAGTAATTTTTTAAAATCTCTTCCTTTGCTACTAGCTAAATATGCTTTTAAGGTAGGTCCGTGAAATGTACTTCTTATACCTTTAGTAATAACTCCAGCATCATCTAATCTTTCTGCGACTTGAAACATTTTACTTGATTTTCTAGCTAGACCTACACCAGCTGTTGCCCAATTTTCAGGAGATAATAATTGAAAACCAAAGTCTAATGCACCTGTTCCAAATTGTGCTTGTTTAGTTCCTGGTTCATACAGTTCGTACAAGCCAAGTTCTTGAAATACTTTTCTACCTGGTGATACAGAAGGATTAAGTCCTGCATTTTTGAATTCTTTTCCAAGCTCTCCTTGAAACTGTACAATGTTTTCTGCTGTTTCTCTTGACTCAATGTCTATCTGTGTACCTAATACATTTTCTAAAACATATTCTCTAGCTTGTATTGGATCATATCCAGCAGCAACTAATCTTTTATATTCTTTAGTATCTGATGGATCAGTAGATAGTTTTAACCAACCTCTACCTAAATCAAATTGTTCTCCAGATCGTATAGCTTCTAGCATTTTTGGTGTTCTTAATGTTCCTTTGACTGCTTGTTTATAAGCATCTCCAAAAGCCATATCAGGATTTTGGTCTTGTAATTCATTAGCTCTAGCTAAAGCAGGGAATATAGCTTCGTAAATATCTACAAATCCTGTGACTGCTGTTCTAGTAACAGGTTTAACAACATTATCTATAGGACTAGAAGCTACTTGAAAAAACCTATTGTTTTTTATTTGATTAGCTAAAGGGTTTTCAGAAGTAAATCTTTTTATTTTATTAAAAGCATTTTCTTTTTGTACTGCTGCTTTCTTTGCAATCTCTTCTAACCTATTGTCATCAAACCCTAAACCTAATTGAGCTGCTGCTGCAATAACACTAGGAGGTAAGTTAGGATAATTGTTTGCAATCTTAGCTGCTCGTTCAGCTTGTTCTTGTGAAACTACAGGCGATATTTTTTCAACTGTTTCAAATTCTTGTTGAAAATTGTCATCATAAACTTCATCATCATATCCAAAATTTTTAATTACCATCAGTCAAAATCCACCAACTGTAATAAAGCCGTATCTCCTGTCATAACATACATTTGATATAACAAATCGCTTACATTCTGTTGTTGGGAAATTGGTGATCCTACTCCTGGTCCAATATCTAATCCTGCTGTTACAGGTTCTGTTGGTCTTTGGGTTGCTCCAAACACATCCATATTAGGCATTTGCCTTCTAGCTTGTGGTTGTGGCGTTCCTTCTTTTGGTAAAGGTGCAGCTTGTTGTTGTTCAGTTAATTCTTTTTGTTCACCATACTCTACACCAGGCATTCTACGAACAGCTTGTGTATTGTCTGCATAATTTCTACCTGCTGGAGGAACATTAGCATTTCTATTTGTTATTCCTTTGTTACTCGGTGATCTCGCCATTTTCATCCTCTTCTTCTTCTTCTTCAAAAAATTGAAACGCTGAACTTATAACCATATAGCCAAATGGAAATACTAAAGGAGGTAGCTGATCAATGTACATCTTGCCTCTTGGCTTAAATACATCTTCTTCTAAAATTATGTCATCACCTAGCTCATCAACATCAACTAGACAAAAATCTACTATATCTTCAAACTTTTTATTTATAGACATTATCCTCCTAATCCACCTAATAATTCTGCTATGCCTGGTGGAGCACCTTGTGGTGGCAAGGCACCTCCTCCAAGCAAATCTTGTTCAGGTTGTGGTATTTCTGGCTCTTCTGCAGTAAAGAACTTATCTAAGATATTTTGCATATCATCAGGATTCTTTCTTATCTGCACAACAGCCATAGTTGCTTTGGGATCACCTTGTTGAGCTTGTGCTAACAAAGTATCAAAGAGTATGCTATCTGCTTTTTCTTTTGTAATTCTATCGTTAACTCTTACAAGGTTATCTAAACCATCTAGGTTTTCTTGTAATGTTTGCTTATCTATAATTCCAGCTTGAAGTAATTGCAGCCCTGTAACTATCTTCTGTGGTTCATCATAACCAGCCATAGCTCCATACACTCTTCGTGTTTTATAAGAACTAATATCTTTTGCTGGATCGTATGTTTCTGAATAGAAAGTATTGTCCATATAACCAGACAATGATTTAATTGTACCACCATACATTTTTGCATCCCACTCTAATCTCTTAGAGTCAATCATCTCTATAGCATCAGACATTACTGTATGATACTCTCTAATCATAAGTGACATAGATGCACCTAACTCTTCAAGTCCTCTACCAGTAGCAAATGCTAGTGGTGACTGTGAATCATCAGTTGTAGGATATGAACCACCAACACGAAGTTGTCGTTCTATTCTATCTATCTGTTGGAAAATTTGATAAGGAACATTAGAAGCAGGTTTACTTACTTGTGTACCAGGAGCTAAATAGTTAACAGCGAATCTACCTTTACGATATTGTCCTGATTCTATTTCTCCTGATATGTTTGTTTCTGTAAAGACTGCATCTTCCATTGCTATTATTGACATCACATTAATCTTTGCCATAGAAGCCATAAGTCCTATGATCTGGTCATACTGTCC